TAAGAGAAATCTTCTTAGCCATTTGGATGTTGTTATACCTCGAAATATCTTTGAGTAGTTTTGGGTCTTTAGTATTTTCATATTGTTGTTTTGCCTCCAACATCTTACGTTTAAATGTCACTCTGTCATTGTACATACTTTCCATAATCTCTGGCAGAAACCCCTTTGTATCCGTCTTAAACAATGCACCATTAGGTGTGAGTGTTACACCCTTGAGTATAGAGGTGTCTACTTTCTTATCAAGCAATTTATCCACAGACATCTTAGGAACTTTCCCTTTACTGTAAAGGGTTTCTGGTGATATGTTGTACTGCATGATAAGATGTGGGTACAATGAGTTCAAGTCAAAGGACATCACCCACTTATGCATACCCACTTGTGGGTCTTTCACATACGCACCCTCATACTTCTCGGCCTTCTTATTAACCTTCTTCTGTGGTATAACAATGTTCTTCTTACGAAGGTGATTGTATATGAGTATATCCCAATACTTCACCGAACCAAGTACATCTGTATAATTAACCTTTGCATCATAGGCCATAGTCAGACATAGTTCAATCAGTTTCATCTTGTCCTCAAGTCTGTCAACCAATTCTACGTCTGTTATATTATATTCTATAAATGATTGGAAATCATTCTTATACCAATCTTTAAATGTATCAAATGGATTACCGTCTTTACGTTCACCCAACTCCACATATGCGATATGGTCTAGTCGATAACTCTCTTGATTGGTGTATGTAAACTTACGATACAAATCTAGGTAATCTAGAGCTGCAACACCTTGTATCTCATATATCTGATGGTCACGACCCATACTGAATACCTTCTTACTGAACACACTTTTCCAAGGCGACAGTCGTTTAACATCCTTTTCACCAAATATATTGTTAATACGATTGCAGATGTAAGGGATATCAAAGAACTCTGTATTCCAACCTGTGATAATGTCTGGACAATTACCTTCCCAAAACGATAGAAAATCTTGAATTAGTTTACCCTCAGTATCACATTCCACATAGGTTACGTCATCACGAGTGTTATTGAACTTACCAACACCCCACACCATAATCTCTTTAGTGTAATGGTCTTTGAGTGTAATAGAAATGAGGGGGTCTACAGCCTTATGTGGGTCTGGGAAACCATTTTCACATTCTGTTTCAATGTCAATTGTAAAAATCTTTATATGTTTTGTATCCCATTTGATTGTGTCTGGAAATTCATCAGCAATATAACTGTATGCAAACATTGTTTGACCACAAGCCATTTCTGGTTGGTCTGGATACATTTCTATAAAAGCTTTACCTTCTTTTATAGAATTAAATATTTTAGGTGTAACATACCCACCCTTTAAAGTCTTGAAAGGTGTTGGCTTATTAGAATGTGCATATAGTGTAGGTTTATACTTAACTCTTCTAGGGTCTAATCTTTCACCATTTGCAACTTCACGGACAAGTAGACTGTTACCCCATTGGGATATGTTTGTATAGAAATTCATAATAGTAATATACCATAATATAGAGTTGTTGTCAAGGAGTTATCGAGATTCTTTCATAAAAGATGGTATTCCTAGTTTTCCAAACGTAGGTGTCTTTGTCTGAAAATCCATAACATGCTGTGCGTCTTGTCTATTCTTATGTGTGGATATAACACTATTCGTTTGAGTCTCTATAACACAATAGCTTCTTTCGTTGTCAGTCTTAGTCTTTGATACTTCTACTTTAAACTTTGAATTGGGTTTTTTCATATTTTTTAGCCTTTGATTTAGTTCCGAAACTGGTCTGATCAAAGCCAGGTATATCTTTCTTTTGTCCATTATCGACTAACTCCTTCTGTGCATTATTTTCAACGTCATACAACCTCATCTTCGACCTATCAACCCCTATGACAAACCTCTTGTTTGCAGTAGGGTCATTATATCGGTTCTTTAGTTGTTTTACTAGTATCTGGTTTAGTCCATCCAATTCCTCATTACTAATGAGTGCAAACATGAAGTCTGCTGTGGCAGGTAAACCAAAACTTTCTGAAGTATCTTCTAGACCTACGTCTGAAGATACAAAGCCTGTACGAGTTGTCTGTGTTGCAGACATGAAGGGAACATTTGTTTCTACTGCTAATCCACGCAATTCTTCTGCGATTGCTTTTATATACATATAGGAATTAACATTCTGAGCGCCCTTGAATCTACTTGATGCACATATATTTAAATAATCAATAAATATGATATCTGGTTTAAACGATTTCTTAATCGCTAGTTCTTTAATCAAACCTCTGAAGTGAGAACTATTCGCACTTGCAGTAGGATATTCTTTTACGATAAGTTTACCAGATGTTTTCTTTGTAATCTTGGCAATCTTATCTTGAAACATTGTCTTTGGCAAATCATGTAAATCCTCCATAGAGATATTCATTAGATTTGCATCTATTCTTTCTGCAATCCTTTCTTCTGCCATCTCAAGAGTAATGTATAATACATTCTTACCTTGTGATAAACAGTTTGCAGCCACATGACACATGAACAGAGATTTTCCAACTCCTGTTCCTGCCAAACATATATTTAGGGTCTTTGGTGGTAGACCACCTTTTGTTATCCTGTTGAAGAATTCGAGGTCAAATGGTATCTTCTCTTCTACCTTGTGATAATAGTCAAAACGAGTCTCACTATCGTCTAGGTAATCATGTCCAACACTTGAATCAAAAGACACACCGAGTGCTTCTGTAAGTATTTCTGGTATGGCTTCTGGTGTTCGTTCTTTATCATTACCATCTATAATCTTTATACCATCTACGATTGCATTGTATATAGCCTTGTCTTTACAAAACTTCTCTGTTGTGTCCACTAACCACTCAAAATCTACGTCTGAAGAATCAAGTGATTTGATAAGGGCAACAACCTTCTTATGTTCTATATCTGTTAAGTCTTCTCTACCCTCTAACTCTATCTCTAGAATAGTCTTTGTAGGTATCTTATTGTATTTGTCAACAAACTTTGTTATCTCTTCAAAGACAACCTTTTCTTCCCTTACACCAAAATAACTTCCTTTGATAAATGGTAACACCTTACGTGCATACCTCTCGTTTGATATAAGATTACTAAGAGTTGTATTTTCAATCGTTTGATTCAAGTTTGCTATCCTTTTCATGTTGTTCGTCTATTATATCTACAAGTATATCACCTATAAGAGTAGACCATTCGTCATTCGTGTCAAACTGAGCTCGTGATAATCCATTGTTGTCTAGGATATCAAACTTAAACTTGAAAGGCATATTACCAGTATCAGTTTCTTCACCAATAGAAATTTCACCGTATTTGTATACGACTCCTGCAAATTTACCACCCTTGATACCTATACATGTTTGGTCTTCTTTATCTGCTGTTAGATATACATATTTATCTTTAATTGACATAGTGTAAATAACTCCTTATATAAACTCATCTAATGATGCTTTTGATTTTTGGCTATCTAAGTAGCACTTCTTCCATTTCATTTTTATTTTTTTAAATATACCACCCATCATTTCTTTCTCACCATTCCATGACACATAGTCTGGAAATTTGTTAATTAGTTTTTGATGGTTGTCATTTATCAAGTCGAGAGTTCTCCACTCTGCACAGCCACCCTCAGTTCCTACAAAATTACTTAGGTATCCAAACTTATCCCATACTCTATTGTTATATCCTTTTTGAAACAATTGAAGTACCATACTGATATCTTCGACTGTAGATAATGACCAATCTAATTCACTTTCATCTGGTAATTTATTACCATTAAAAAAGAAAGCACAATTAACACCAGCAGATTCTAAATACTCTCTACCAGATGGTGGTAAATTACCTTGTCGAAAACCACCCCAAGCAAACTCATCTAACCACTCACTTGTTTTTGATAATAGGTAATCCCAATCATCAGAGTTCATAGGTCTTTTAGATTTTTCCTCGCCAGGAGTCCGACGGCGAAAGAGCAAATCATCATCAAAGACACCATATTTAATATCCATAGAGTTCATGTATATCCAACGTCTTGTTTCAGTAATACCAATATCATTTTCTGGTAATACTAGAATGTTGTGTTTTGGATATAGGTGGGCCTCTTTTGGTTGTACTACGAGTGTAGTTATTGCTTGTGCATTGGGAGTCATGTTATCAAATGATATCTGATTATCACTTCTCCCAAGCGTTGGTATGTAGATTGTATCAATCATTACATATCTTCAAGACTTGACTTAATCTTGT